ACTAAAACGACTGGTAATTACGTTGGCACTATTGCCGTTACATCTGGTCATTTAACGACAACAGGAGCGACAACTGGAGAAGGCATAGGTCATACATTAGGTCTGCCAAGTGTTGCTGTTGCTGGAACTTACAGCAGTCCATCTTCTATTACTGTAGATGCTCAAGGAAGATTAACTGGTCTCATAACGGCTGCTTCCGATGAAAATTTAAAAACTAATATTGCCAATATATCTTCGTCTAATAGCCTTGATAAAATAAAAAATTTACAACCAGTCACTTTTAATTGGAAGGACGCAATAGAGGGAGTTAGAAACACTACCGATACTCAAATAGGATTAATTGCACAACAAGTAGAAGATTATGTTCCAGAAGCTATTCTTAATGGACCAGAAGTTTTTGGAGGAGAAAACGTCAAAAAAATTGATTACAACAGTTTAGTTGCTTTGTTAATAGGTGCAATAAAAGAATTAGAAGAAAAAGTTAAAACTTTAGAAAATGCTTAAATATGGCTTTGGTAAACATAACTCCGCCAGCAGGCATAGTAAAAAACGGAACTGAATACGCTAACAAAACTCGTTGGGTTGACGGTAATTTGGTGCGTTTTGAAAACGGTTTCCTAAGACCTATAGGCGGCTGGGAAAATTTACTTTCCTCATCTTTAACTGGTACGCCGATAGGAATGTATTCCTATAACGATAATAGCGGTAAGAAAGTTTTAGGTATTGGTACTAGAGAAAAAATCTACGTTTTTTATAACAATGTTAATTACGAAGTACAACCAGTAAATTTTGTTAGCGACAAAAACAACAATCCGTTAGGTTACGGAGCTGGTTTGTACGGCAAAGAAGAATGGGGAGAGGCAAGAGAGGGTAACGGAGATGCAGGACCATCTGGCTTAGATTTTGAAACTAAATCATTTTCTTTTGATAATTTTGGACAAAACTTACTTATATGTTCTGCTAGTGATGGCAGAGTTTTTGAATGGAACCCATCATCTCCTAGCTCAGTCACAACCCTTTCTAACGCACCAATAAATAATATAAGCGTGATAGTAACTAACGAAAGGCACGTTGTTTGTATTGGTGCAGGTGGCGATCCTAGAAAAATACAATGGAGTGAAAGAGAAAATAGCACATCATGGACGGCTGCAGCTAACAATACTGCAGGAGATTTACAAATAGCAACAGGAGGACAGGCTCATTATGCGGTTAAATATAGAGGAGATATTATTATTTTTACTGACATTGGTATCAACCGTTTGTATTATGTCGGAGCGCCTTTTACATATGGTATAGCTGAAGCAGGCACAAACTGTAAAGCTATAAGCAGAAGATGTATTGTGCAAGCAGGTGATTTTTTAGCTTGGATGGGGGAGAACTCATTCTTTGTTTACGATGGCACAGTTAAAGAAATTAAGTCAGACGTACATGATTTTGTTTTTGATGACTTAGACACAACAAATAGATTAACAACTTGTGGTGGTCACAACCAAAAACACAATGAGATATGGTGGTTTTTTCCTACTGGTAGTAATCAATCAACCCCTAATAAGTATGTTATTTGGAACTATTTAGACAATGTGTGGAGCATTGGTGAATTAAGCAGAAGTTGTTGGATTGATGAAGGTGCTTTTGATTTTCCATTAGCTGCCGACAGTAACAATAATATTGTTCAACATGACTTTGGTACTTTATTTAACTCACCAGATTTAGGTACAACGCAGCCGTTTTGTGAAACAGGGCCATTAGAAATAGGGCAAGGCGACAGACTGGCGCAAGTTAATCAATTAATACCTGACGAAAAAACTACAACTTTGCCTGGTATAGTTCTTAGCTTCAAAGGCAGAAACACGCCGTTAGGCGCAGAAACAGACTTTGGATCTTTTACGTTTGAAACTGACGGTTACACCGATGCTAGGTTTACATCTAGACAAATGCAAATGAAGGTTACAGGAGACACAGATCAAGCGTTTCAAGTAGGTAACATTAGAGCTGACATTAAACAAAGAGGCAGAAGATAATGAATCTTTCTGCTAAAGAACAATATATTCAAAGAGCTACTAACGTAAAATATTCTTTTTCGGCTACTACACAGCAAACTATTTACACAGCACCAACAGGCGATGATTTTACTTTTGCTATAGTTGAAGGCATATTTGCTTGCGATCACGGCAATCAACAAACAAACTTAGATATATCAATAACCGATACAAGTTCTGTTGAGTTTTTCTTGTTTAAAGAAAAAAACATAAGCGCACATGAAACAATAGAATTAATTGTTAATTCTGGTTTAATTTTACGACAAGGCGAAATCATCAAAGCGCAAGTTAATCACGCAAATATAGATTTAGTTTTTAGTGTTATAGAATATGCAAAAGGTGACTAAATTACCTGAATGGCAGGAACAATGGCAACGTTGTAAACCTTACATAGAAAAAGCGGTCAAATACCAAGATTCATATACAATAGACGACATAGAAGATAAAATTCGTGAAGGTTTATTCCATTTATGGCCTGGTGAAAGATCAGCTATAGTTACGCAGTTTGTTCTATTCCCCCAAGTGAAAGGATTAAACATATTATTTTGTGGTGGAGATTTCGAAGAATTGCAAGAAATGTTACCATATATAGAAGATTTTGCTCGCCGAGGCGGTATAAAACGTTTATACGGTGGCGGCAGAAAAGGATGGATTAGAAAACTAAAACATCTTGGTTTTGAAAAAGAATATTTAATTAAAAAGGATTTATAGATGGCAGAAGCATTACCCTATATGGAAGCAGGATTTAATCTTCTTGGCGCTACACAAGCGTTTAAAGGCGATCAAGGAGGAACAGCAGTTGTTGAAACTGCTTTAGATCCAGCAACACAAGCTAGGCAACAAGAAGTTTTTGGTAGAGCTTTAGGTTTAGCAGACCAACCTTTTATTCCGTACACAGGACCAATGGTTGCTGGCTTTACGCCAGACCAATTAGCAGCGTTTGAGGGCCAAAGAGGTTTATTTGAACAAGCAGGTAGATTTGATCCAGGCGCTTTTCGACAATCATTATTAGAACAACAAGCACCACAGTTTGCAGACCCAAGAAGAATACAAGCAAGATCTTTATTAGACGTTGATTTAGGCGCATATCAATCACCTTATCAACAGCAAGCCATTGATTTAGCAATGCAAGATATCCAAAGGCAAGAAGATATTGCTAGAGGTGGAGCGCAAGATAGAGCTATCAGAGCAGGCGCTTTTGGTGGATCTAGGTCTGCCATATTAGAAGGCGAAGCAACCAGACCTTATGTTGAGCAGAAAGCTAGAACAGCAGCAGACTTGAGACAAAGAGGTTTTGAACAAGCTGCAAGATTAGCGGAATCTGATATTGCAAGAAGTATGAGAGCGCAAGAGTTTGATATATCTGGTGAAGCCGACGTAGCTAGACAAAGAGCTGCGGCAGGTTTAGCACAACAACAATTTCAAGCAGGCTTATTGGGTGGTCAAGAAAGAGCGCAACAACAAGCATTGGCTGGTTTATTAGGTATTGGCGGTCTACAACAAGCGCTTCAACAACAAGCTCTTGGTGTTGCTAGAAGTGAATTTGATAGAGCGTTGCAATATCCTTCTCAACAGCTTGGTTTATTAAGTGGAGCAACAAGCGGTATGCGCCCTGGTTTTACAGAAACAGGGTCAGAAAGATTAGGCACGCAAGACAGATTACTAAGTGGTATAGGAGGATTACAAAGAGCATTTGGCTCGATAGGGTCTTTATTACCAGAAGATAATTACGGTCAAATGATGTAGGTTTTACATGAGTATAGGAAAACAAGATTTACAAGAATTAGCACAAGGATTGGGAGAATACCAAAAAAAGTACGCTATAGATTTAGCTAGAACAGAAGCTATGATGGGCGACCCAAGCAGGCTAAATGCTTTATTAGAAATGCAGCAGCCTAAAGGGCCAAAATTACCATCTTCGGTGCAAGAATTTTTATTTTATAGGCAGCAAGGTGGTACGGATGATTATGCGACCTTTTTGTCTAAAAAAGGAGGCGGAAGTAACATTACTTTAAATACAGGTCCACAAGGTCAAAATTTTGGTAATCCTCCAAAAGATATGGAATGGGTTAGAGACGCAACAGGTAATGTAGTCATGGATGAAAGAGGAATACCAAAAGCTCTGCCAATACAAGGAACACCAACATTTGCAAAACAACAACAAGCAGCAACTCAAGAAACAAAATCAGGAGAAGAAGTAGTTGTTACTGGTGGAGTGGTTTTAGGAAATATAAACCAAATAAAAAATGCAATAGAAAACTCTACATTGCCTACAACTGGATTAGGCGGACAAATACTTAGAAATATTGGTGGAACTGCTGCTTTAGATATAAATAGGTTAATTGATCCAATACAAGCAAGTATTGGTTTTGATAGATTGCAAAGAATGAGAGAAGCAAGTCCAACTGGTGGAGCTTTAGGACAAGTAAGTGAAAGAGAATTAGATTTGTTAATGGCTACTTTATCAAGTTTAGATCAAGCACAAAGTGAAGAACAATTTTTAGAATCTTTAGCTGGGGTAGAAACAAGGTACACAAACATTATTAGAAAATTCAATGCTTATCCAGAACAAGCTATGCTTGAAGTTGGATATGTGCCACAAAAATTAAATCAAAAAGAAATTCCA